AAGCAGCCAAAGACCCGAACAGCCGCATACGTCAGGCGAGAAAGCGATGGAAGTGCTAAATGGAAATGATGCTTTGGAATGTCGTTCTCTCAGCAATCGTAGGAGTCATGGTGTTCATGCTTAAAGGCAAGTTCGACGAACTTCAGCGAATCAGCATCCTGTTGAACAGAACTAGGGAGGAAGTGGCTCGTGACCACATTACTCGCGCAGAAGTTAGAGCAGATTTGGAAAAAATCCGTGAGCACTTTGACTCAGGGTTTAAACGTCTTGAAGACAAAATTGATGCCCTCGGGCAAAGGAGATAGAGATGTCTAAGAAGCTTCGTAATCTAGCGCTTCTCGGCGGTCTTGGTGCTGCTGCGATGATGATGGGTCGTAAAAAGGGTGAATCTAAAGAGGACATGGAGCGTGACGCTCGTGAAGATGCCGTCTCCGGTCCTCTGAAAGAAACCAAGTCTGACAAGGCTACTAAAGCCATGGGTAAAGCGTTGATGAAAGGGGATAAGGCGGATAAAGATACCGCCGATACGACTCCTTCAGTTCGCAAGCCCCCGGCTGATTCTGGCGCAGTCCGCACCCCGGGCCGTACGATGCCTTCTAGGACTGAAGGTCTCACACCTAGCCTTTTCGGCGCAGAAATGGGTGAGGGCTCTGCAGAAAGAGAATCCGCACCAAGACGTCCTAGGGCGCGTGATGAGAATTTAGGAAGTATGGGCGACGTGATCGGCGCCAAAAAAGGCGGCATGATTAAGTCTTCGGCCTCACGCCGTGCTGATGGCTGCGCGATCAAGGGTAAAACTCGCGGAAGGATGGTGTAATCATGGCCGATGAGACTAAAGAGTCGACCCGCACCAAAAAAATACGTGAAGCTAAGATCGAAGACGATACTTTTGGGATCAAGAGTATGTTGCGTGCTGGTGCATTAAAAGCCAGCCAACTTGGTGATAAGGTTGGATTTACTCAGGAAGATGAGTACAAAGATGACAAGAAACCTGTTAAAAAAGCCAAGGGTGGCATGATTTCCTCCGCATCCAAGCGGGCTGATGGTTGTGCAATTAAAGGTAAAACGAAAGGAAAAATGGTATGAAGATGCCTATGAAAAAAAGTGGTATGACCAAGATGACTAAGGCCGAGATGCCCGGCAAGATGGGCAAGGTCAAGACTGCTTCTCCTAGCCGTGACGGTGTTGCCGTGAAAGGCAAGACCAAAGGCAAGGAAGTCAAGATGATGAAAACCGGCGGAAAGACTTCCTGCAAATGAGACCGAGCCGGGGTATGGGGTGTATCCGCCCCTCCAAGATGCCAAAGGCCAAGACGATCACCCGCAAGGATGATCCGAATAAAGTCAAGGTTTTTAAGGAGGGCGGTGAGTCTCGTGTAAACGAGGCTGGGGTATACACCAAACCCGGTATGAGGAAGTCTATTTTTGAGAGGATTAAGGCTGGCGGCAAGGGAGGTGCTCCGGGTCAGTGGAGCGCGAGGAAGGCCCAGATGCTTGCACAGCAGTACAAAAAGGCTGGTGGTGGATATAAATCGTGATCCGCAAGCCTGTGTACGATCCGCTCAAGGATGGGAATATTTTTGTCTGGTTGCTCAATGCGTCTCAGGCACATCGAGAACTAAGAAGGATTGAGGACGATGCCATTAAAGAAGCCACAGCAAAGTCTAAAAGACTGGACCGCTCAGAAATGGCGTACAAAAAGTGGTAAGCCGTCAACTCAAGGTCCAGGCGCTACAGGCGAAAGGTATCTCCCAGAGAAGGCTATCAAGGCTCTCTCACCTTCTGAATACGCAGCGACAACAAGAGCAAAACGAGCAGGTAAGGCATCAGGTAAGCAGTTCGTCAAACAACCAGCAGGAATTGCTAAAAAGACAGCGAGGCACCGATAATGGCTAAACCGTCGTTTCCAGACCTAAACAAAGATGGCGAAGTTACCCGAGCCGACATTCTCAAAGGACGGGGGGTAATTGAGAATAAAAAAGGTGGCTGGATTAAAGACGCCATCAAGAAGCCCGGTGCACTGCGCAAACAACTTGGGGCTAAGCCTGGCAAGCCAATTCCGGCTAAAAAACTTGCCGCAGCTGCTAAGGCTCCGGGTAAACTGGGTCAACGGGCACGTTTGGCTCAGACTCTTAAGAAGATGAAATGACCACTTCCGGTACCCAGACCTTCAATCTAGACCTCAATAACCTCATCGAAGAGGCTTTTGAGCGTTGCGGCGCAGAGATACGTACGGGTTATGACTTCCGTACGGCTCGGCGTAGCCTGAATTTGTTGACGATTGAGTGGGCTAACCGGGGTATTAATCTCTGGACCATCGAGCAGGGTGAGATTCCTATGGTCCAAGGGCAGATCACTTACAATCTTCCTATAGACACAATAGACCTGCTGGACTCGGTGATCCGTACCCAGACTGGGATTGACCAGACGGACATCAACATCAGCCGTATTAGTGTTTCTACCTATGCCAGCATCCCGAACAAGAACGCTCAAGGGCGTCCGATTCAGGTCTGGATTGACCGGCAATCGGGTGCGACAGAGCCGGTGACGGGTATTAACTACCCTACGATCAACGTCTGGCCTGCCCCGGAGCAGAGCAACTACTACACCTATGTCTACTGGCGCCTGAAGCGAATTCAAGACGCTGGCAACGGTACGACCGATCAGGACATCCCCTTCCGCATGCTGCCCTGTTTGGTGGCTGGGCTGGCTTACTATCTGTCCATGAAGATTGCTGGGGCTGAACAGCGCATTGAAATGCTTAAAATGGCTTATGAAGAGCAGTGGGCCTTGGCGTCGAGCGAAGATCGTGAGAAAGCGCCGCTCCGCTTGGCCCCGCGTCAGATGTTTACTTAAGGGTTTGAGATGCCTAACAGGTTTGCTTCTGGTAAATGGGCAATCGCAGAGTGTGACAGATGTGGTTTTCAGTACAAGTTGAAGCAGTTAAAAACAATTGTAATTAAAACCAAGAACGTCAATCTGCTAGTTTGTCCTACGTGCTGGGAACCAGATCAGCCTCAGTTGCAGTTGGGGATGTATCCGGTTGATGACCCACAGGCTTTGAGGAATCCTCGGCCTGATACCACGTACAGCCAAGCAGGTCTGACTGGACTGAAGGTTGCATTTGGTAGTGGTAGTGCGGTAGATAAGGACGGTACGCCGTCGGGAGGTAGTCGGATAATTCAATGGGGATGGGACCCAGTTGGTCTAAACAACCCCCTTCAACTATCTGGACTGGTAAATAACTTGCTGGCTGAAGGCCAGATTGGTACTGTAACCATAACAACTTCTTAGGAGTAGATCATGGCAGACAAAAAGATGATGGAAGCGCTTAAAGCACATGCTAATAAGCCCGCCGGTGAGGCTCATAAAGGGCTGAAAAAGGGTGGTAAGACAAACCTCGATATGAAAAAATATGGACGTGGCATGGCGAAAGTCATGAATCAGCGTTCGTCTGGAAGGGGCCGTTAATGGACAAGATGCCTAAACCCGTACCGATTCCGCAGAATAATTCTGGCTATCCCAACAAGATAGCCAACACACAGACGCAGAAAACCCGTGGTACCGGGGCTGCGACTAAGGGCACCGGTCACAGTAAGAAGATGGGCTAAATGAACTACACCACTCTGTTCGATACGATTCAGGGATACGTAGAAAACGATTTCCCAGAGACGACGGTTAATTCTTCGTCGGGTTCGGGTACGTCTACGTTCACCTCGAAAGAACAGATTGACACGTTTATTAAGGAAGCCGAGCAACGGATCTACAACTCGGTCCAGATTCTTGCACTGCGCAAGAACGTCACAGGTCAGGCTACGGCGGGTAATCGATACCTTTCGACTCCGTCAGACTGGCTTGCAAACTTCTCCTTGGCGGCTATTGATCCGGTTACGGGTGGATACGAGTACCTGTTGAACAAGGATGTGAACTACATCCGTGAGGCGTTTCCGTTCCCGGCTACCTCTGGCAAACCAACTCATTACGCCTACTTCGATGAAGATTCCTACATCCTTGGACCCACTCCAGATGCAGACTACGTCATGGAGTTGCATTACTTCTACTACCCGCAGTCTATTGTCGATGCAGGTTCATCTTGGTTGGGCGACAACTTTGATTCTGTATTGCTCTATGGCTCCCTACTTGAAGCCTACACGTTCATGAAGGGCGAGACGGATGTGATCCAGAATTACACGGCTCGGTACAACGAAGCCCTTGCACTACTGAAACAGTTGGGCGAAGGAAAGAATCGTCAAGATATGTACAGAACTCAACAAGCAAGGGTGCCAGTGCGATGAAAATGGACGAGGTAGCGTTTCTTCTGGGCGGTCAGATTCGGGTCGAAACAACCCAAGGGCGAGGCTTTACCCCCGAAGAAATCGCAGAACGGGCTTTGGACAAGATCATCGCCGTGGGTGGCAATTCACACCCTGCTATCACGGAGCAGGCAAGAGCATTTCGGGAGAGCATCAGGAAAGTCTTGGTGTTCTATATGAAAGAAGTCGAGCGTTCGCACAAAGTGACGCTTGCAAACAAGTTCAGGAAAGCAGGTCATCCTGAGTTAATCAAACTTTTGGACGAATAAGGAGCCAATCATGGCAATTACTCAAGCAATGTGCACGTCGTTTAAAGCCGAGTTGATGCTTGGTGTTCACGACTTTCGTGACGCTTCCGGCGACACTTTTAAAATCGCTCTGTACCAGAGCACGGCATCTATTGATGCCAACACCACTGCATACTCTGCATCTGATGAAGCCTCTGGTACGAACTACACGGCTGGCGGCGTTGCGCTGACCAACACCGGCGTTTCAGCAACCAACATCAATGCCAATACCGGTACGGGCTTTACTGACTTCTCGGACGCCACCTTTGGCAACGTGACAGTCACGGCCCGTGGCGCTCTGATTTACAACACCACTCCTTCGGCTAACGGCGTTGCCAATACGGCTTTGACCAACGCTGCGGTATGCGTGTTGGACTTCGGTTCAGACAAAACTTCTACGGACGGTGACTTCACCATCATCTTCCCGACGAACGATGCGTCTAACGCCATCATCCGTATTGCTTAATAACTTGTGGCTTCGTCAGTCTCATACATAGGGTACGGTGAGGCTCCCTACGGCGAAGGGTCGTGGGGGCTTGATCTTATTCAGGTATCGGTTGACGGAGTCACTTCTTCTGGCGAAGTTGGGACGGTCACATTAAAGACTGTCAATAGGCCAGTAGCAGTAGGTGTTGAGGCAGTAGGACAACTTGGCGAAGAAGAGATTGATGCCGATGCTTTTGTTACGGTATCAGGGGTAGAAGGATCTACCGAACTTAATTCAGTCAACGTCAAGATTAGTTTTACTCAAAGTGCTGTTGGTGTTCAAGCCACCGGCATTGCCGAGGGCGAAGTAGCATGTCCGACCTTCCAAGGTTGGGGTGCAAACGCTTGGGGTGAAGGTGCTTGGGGTTCAGAGATTACGTTTGCCTGTGTCACGGGCAATGCGGCTCTTGGCACGGTTGGTAGCGTTAGAGCAAACCCATCTGTCACGCTAACCGGGGTTGAGGGTTTAGGGCAGGTCGGCACGGTACAGACAAGCGGCAAAGCGTTTGTAAACGTCACTGGGGTTCAAACTACTGTATTTGTTGACCCCGTGGGGGTCAGTGCTGATAAAAACTCTACTGCCGCCGGTGAGCAGGCCGTTGTACTTCTTGGGGACGATGTTGTTTCTGCCAAGGCCAATATCTTTTTGGTCGGTGTTGCGGCAAATGGCGAGATTGGCACTGCGGTAACAAAGACGGTCAACAACTTCCCGGTTACGGGGGTTGAGGGTGTTGGCGAGATAGGTATTGCAGACCCGGATGCCAAAGCCAATGTGGTTGTTACGGGGGTCTTTGGAACCGGACAACTCGGTGAAGAAGAGGTCGATGCAAAAGGTAACGTATTTCCCACCGGGGTTGAATCTACTGGGGAAATCGGTACAGTTGTGGCTAGAGCCGGTTCGTTGGTTCTTGTTACCGGAGTTCAGGGTACAGGCCAACTTGGCGAAACAGATGAAAGCGGTAAAGCCTTTGTCCAAGTGACGGGGGTTCAGGCGGTAGGACGAGTTTCTAGACCTTTGGTGTGGGGTTTAATTGACACAAGCCAGACACCAAATTGGCTTCCAATAGCGGCATAAAGGAGTAAATCGTGGCAAGTACATATTCAAATCTAAAGATTCAACTCATGGCAACCGGAGAAAACTCCGGTACGTGGGGTAACGTCACCAACGCAAACTTGGGCGATGCAATCGAACAGGCCATTGTAGAAACGGCTACTGTTACCTTTGCAAGCAACAACGTTACTCTGACCCTGTCAGACTCTAACTCTCGGCAAGATGCTCGGGCGTTGCGTTTAAACCTTACCGGTACAACCGGCGGTGCAAGAGACTTAATCGTCCCAGCCATTCAAAAGCCATACCTCGTCAACAACGGCACGGCTGACACCATCACGGTGAAAGTCTCGGGCCAGACAGGTATCGCAGTCCCAGCCAGCACCTCCATGCTGCTTTACAACAACGGCACAGATGTCGGCTTGGCGTTTAACCGGGTTGTGGGCGATTTAATTGGAACGGCCTCAAATGCTACGGTCCTTCAAACCGCTCGGACAATCGCCATATCTGGCAACGTCACTGGAACAGCAACGTCTTTTGATGGTTCTGCGAACATAAGCATCGACGCCACGGCTGTTAACGCCGATGGAATTACTTCAGGAACGCTTGCTGTTGCTCGTGGCGGTACAGGTGCTACAACTCTGAACTCAGAGGCCGTAATTATCGGTAACACGACTGGTGCAGTTAAATTTGTAGCCCCCGGCACCGATGGAAACGTTCTTACATCAAACGGTACGGCTTGGGTTTCAGAGGCGATTAGTGCTGGTGGTGACTATGTGATGCAGGTGTATACCTCTCCTGCAACTTGGACCAAACCTGCATCTATTAAAGCAGTCAAAGTGACTGTTTTGGGTGGTGGAGGTGGTGGTGGAAATACCAATCCCGGTACACCGGCCGGATCGTCTGGTGGAGGAGGTGGCGGAGTAGCCATTGAATATCTTGATGCACCTGCCATCCCCGGTCCTGTTTCGGTCACTGCGGGTGCTGGCGGTGGTGGCGGCAGTGGTGGTCAGACCTCGTCTTTTGGAGCGTTTTTATCGGCTACTGGCGGCGCAGCCGGACCTGCAGGCACACCGGCAAGTGGAGGTGCTGGGGGATCTGGATCTGGTGGACAACTTAACTGGCCCGGAGGTAAAGGCGGTAATAACATAGGCTTTGACAATGGCGCAGGTGGAGGCGGTGGCGGTGGAGGTGATGGTACGGAAGCCGGTAATCCTGCTTCTAATCTGACAGGAGGAGGTGCTTTTGGTAGGGCCGGGGAAGCCCGTAATGGACAAGGCAATGGAAACCCAGCACCGGGTTACGGTAACGGTGGTGGGGGTTCTGCTCGTCCCGGTGGTGGCCCATCCTACACTGGCGGTAGTGGATCAACTGGGTTTGTTATCGTAGAGGAGTTTTATTGATGAAGGCGCTTATTTCAACTAATGAGGTATTTACCCATACGTGGGTTTTATCGTGGAAACAAGAGAATGGCAAATGGGTTCCCGATACAACCAATTCAATAGAAAACTGTCAGCGTGTTGCTCAAGTTGAGCCAGATAACAAAGTCTTTGAAGTGCACCCATCTTTGGTTTGGGTTGATTGCCCAGAAGAATGTAAAGCAGATGAGTGGTACTACAAAGATAATCAAGTTCAATTAAAACCACAAAATACTGCTAGACCAGAGGAAGTGTAATTAATGTGCCAATCGCTGACGCAATTTGAAGTTGATAAGTATGTACACCTTAAAGATTTTCTTGATAAAGGTAGTTGTGCAGAACTTACAACTGAATTGCAAAGGCTTGTAAATCAAGGTATTACTTTAAAAGACGATCAATGTCCATTGTCAGAAGGGGTTGGGGGTACAGTTGCATTTGATGCTTTGTTGGAACAACTTACTCCGCATTTTGAAAAAGTTTGTGGTAAAAAACTTTATCCAACTTATTCTTATGCACGCCTTTATGCGCCCGGTGATGAATTAAAAGTTCACACTGATCGACCTGCTTGTGAAATTAGCGCAACCATTACGCTTGGTTATGAGGGTGATGTTTGGCCCATTTATGTTGGGGACTATACCGAGCCGGGGCAAGGTAAAGAAGTCGAAACTTTTGCAGACGGAACAAAATATCTCACTAACAAGCGTGAGATTAGAATGAATGTTGGTGATGCTGTTCTTTATCGTGGCATTGACAAGGTTCATTGGAGAGAGCCATACAAAGAAGGTAAGTGGCAAGCCCAAGTATTTCTTCATTATGTGGATGTTGATGGGCCTCATGCCGAATGGAAGTATGACAAGCGTGAAAAACTGTCACATCACCGAGAGCCAGACTATACGTGCTGGCACTTTCCAGACGCTATGACTCCAGAAGCGGCTAAAAAGTTAATCGAAAGTCTTGAGGCACAAACACAAGGTGAGGATGCAGGAATTGGTAGCGAAACAGGAATAGTCAATAAAGAAATTCGTGATGTTAAACGTGTGACGCTTCCATCCTATCGGGGTATTGGCGCTACTATGGTTGGTATGGGCATGGCTGCAAACCGACAAGCATGGAAGTTTGATGTCACCCACTCAAATCAGACTGATTATCTCAAGTACGATATTGATGGGCACTATCATGCTCATGTCGATACCTTTATGAATCCAAATGAATCAGAGTGCCGAAAGTTAACGGTGCTTATGTTTCTTAATGATGACTTTGAAGGTGGCAAGTTATTTATTCAAAATGGGGACAAAAAGATTTATCCACCACAAGATGTTGGAACATGTCTTGTATTCCCATCGTTTATGCTTCATGGTGTAGAACCCGTAACCAAAGGTATTCGTCGTTCTATTGTTACTTGGCTTGTTGGACCTTGGTTTAAATAAAATGCAGGTGTCTTTTGTTGAGACAAAAAACAATTGTCCGATTGCGGTTGTTGACAATTTTTATAGCAGTGGCGAAGTTGAATGTATTAAAAAAGAACTTACATCACTTTTTGAGATAGCAAAACTAAAAGTTTTTACAAACAACGCTGTTAGCAAAGATGAAAATAACAATCCACATCAACAAAGTAATTCTATGTTTTTGGATGAGTTGTTTTCAAAAGATAGAAGTTTATCTAGCATTCTTAAAACAAACAGAAAGTTATTTGATTCTGAGCAACTAAAAGAAATATTGACAGAAAAAAGTTTGTTTTACTCGCATATATACAACTCTAACAAAGATGCTACGCTGGTTAATTTTTATTCTTCAAGTGATTTTTATAAAGAGCATAAAGACTTTTCTTGTTTTACAGCGTTAAGTTTTTTTGGTCTTGAAAGTTTTTCTGGTGGAGATTTATGCTTTCCAGAGTACGGTATACAAATTAAACCCGTGAGTAATCGAGTAGTAATTTTTCCGGGATTTTTGTTACATTCAGCAACTACGGTAGAAAGTGGGATTAGAGTTAGCATTGCTCAATTTATAAATTACAGGTAACAAAATGTTTTTTGGCTCTGCTCCACGTAGTTCTATACCTAAGTTGTTGGTTGGTCAGACAAAGATTGACTTTAGAGCGGCTCAGGCTTTTTTAGGCGATCTTTACGCAAATGCAGGACTTGAATTACCTGAAAATTTTGACCCAGTAGAAGAAGTTATTAGGGTTGTGACCGTATTGAGGGAGCAAGGAAAAAATGAAAACATTGGTTGAAGCACACAAGGTTGACGGTGTTAAGGTCTGTCGCTCAGAGGAAGTTAAAGCCTGTGCGAACTGTGGGTACGATCTTGACGAGGCGGAGTTAAACGCTGACACTTGTTCTGACTGCGGTGCACCATTACGACTCAAACAGTCCGTTTCGGTATGGGCTACATCGGTGCCGAAGGCAGGGGCCAAAACATGGGGGGAATAAGTGGACCCAATTACCTTACTTGCCACGGCGAGTGCGATATGGTCTGGCATAAAGAAAGCCTCGGAGTTTGCCGCCGAGGCTGAAGGCGTCTGGGGTCAGTTATCCAAGTATTGCGGGGTTGCAGATCAGTTAGAGCAAGTTATTCAGACTGAGAAGAACAAGCCCAAAAAACCTAAACTTTTCGCCAAACTCGACTTCTCCAACGATACTCAAGAGGCGTTTAACGTCTTTGAGGCCGAGCACAAGTTGATGCAGATGGAGAAGGACATCCGCCACGAGTTCCTGTACGGTGCATTTGCAAACCTTGAAGGCGGCTATGGATCGATGGATGGCTACCGCAAGTTCTGCGAGATGCGCCGCAAGATCAGGGCCGACCGCATCAAAGCCAAGCAGGACCAAGAAGCCGCTGAGAAAGCCTTCTGGGATAACCTCATCCTGTGGATCGGCGGGGGTACTGTCATCGTCATCGGGGGCATGGTCATCTACGCAACCATCATGGCAATCATTAACCGGGGTGCTCCATGATGTATGCCCTTTTGGTTTTTATGATTGGTTCAGAGATACGGATCGAGACCTTCAACACGATGTACGACTGCGAGATCAGGAAGGCTGAGATTTACAAAGAGACCGGCGAACGTGCCCGTTGTCTGTGGATACAGGAGCCAAAGAATGTTTAAACAACTTACCACCGAAGAAATCGAAGTCCGTGTCTGGGCCACGATTGTTTTAGTTTTAGCCAGCATCCTGCTGATCTCCGTTGTCGCCATCCTGCTGGCGGTGATGTTTGTAGAGCAGGACATGGAGCGCATTGCCCCAATTGACGAAGCCTTCTTGGGAATTATGAAGGACATTATGTTGTTGTGTATTGGAGCCGTCGGCGGGATCGTGGGCCGTAAAGGTGCATATGCAGCAGCCAACGCATTAAAGGAGAAAGACTGATGTTGCCGCTTGGAGCAATCCTATCCATCGGGGAGAAAGTCCTCGATAAAGTTATGCCCGACCCAAACGCCAAAGCCGAGGCCCAAGCCAAACTTATGGAGATGGCACAGCGTGGTGAATTGGCTCAGTTGGAGTCCCATGTCAAAGAGATGCAGTCTGCCCGTGATCGGGAGATTCAGATTGCCACCAGCGAAGCGGCTCCCATGCTCAACAAGATTGTCACTCCGGTGCTGGCCTTGGGTACGGTGGGTCTGACGTTCATTCTGTTTGGTGTGATTATTTTTGTGGATGTAGACGCTGATTCCAAAGACATCCTGATCTACGTGCTGGGTGCATTGACTTCAGCCGTCACGATGGTACTTGGCTATTACTTCGGCTCCTCGGCTGGGTCCAAGGAGAAATCCCAACAACTCGACGATATTCTGGACAAAAAATGAACCTGACCAAAAACTTCACCCTTGCTGAGATGACCAAGTCTGAGACCGCTTTGCGCCATGGACTGGAGAATAACCCCGGTGAGCAGGAACTTGCTGCCATGAAGTTGCTGGCTGAGAAGGTGCTTCAGCCTGTGCGAGACCACTACGGTAAAGGTGTTAAGGTGAATAGTGCCTACAGGCATCCGGATGTCAATTCCAAGGTTGGAGGAAGTCGCAACTCGGATCACACCCGTGGACAGGCCGCAGATATTGAGATCCCCGGTATAGCAAACGCCGAACTGGCTGAGTGGATTCGGGACAACCTTGAGTTCCGCCAACTGATCCTTGAGTTCTATACCCCCGGCATCCCTGATTCGGGCTGGGTGCACGTCTCGTACGTGGCTGAGGACAACAAGAAAGAAGTGCTGACGGCGACTCGAAAAGATGGTAAAACGGTTTATCTACCGGGACTTGTCGCTTAGAGGGTAAGTCATGCCATTCATCTCGTTGAAGTTTAAACCCGGTCTAAACCGGGACCAGACCAATTACTCAAACGAGGGTGGCTGGTGGGAGTGCAACAAGATTCGCTTCCGTTCTGGCTATCCAGAAAAGTTGGGTGGATGGGTCCGTTATACATTGACCGCCATGATCGGCACCTGCCGCCAGATGTTTGGCTGGGTTACGTCCTTTCAGGACAATCTTCTTGCGCTCGGGACAGACGTAAAGGTCTACATTGAGGCTGGTAACAACCTCTTTGACATTACTCCTCTTAGAGAAACAACTTCTGCTGGGGATGTAACCTTTGCCGCAGTTGACGGCTCAAATGTCTTGACAGTCACGGACGTTGGCTCCAATGCGTTCCCCGGTGGGTATGTCACCTTCAGTGGAGCGGTAAGCCTTGGTGGGAACGTCACGGCAACGATTCTGAACGCCGAGCATGAGATTCAGACCAACATCAACGCTGATGCCTACACAATCGAGGTCTCAGTTACGGCTAACGCCTCGGACTCCGGGGACGGCGGTGCGGCTGTTGTAGGTGCCTATCAGATCAACCCCGGTCTCCCCAATACAACTTATGGCTATGGCTGGGGCACCAGCACATGGGGTCGAGATACGTGGGGTTCTGGATCAAACCAGCCGGTCAATCTGGGTCAAAGGACTTGGTTCTTTGATAACTTTGACAATGACCTCGTGATGAATTACTACGAGGACGGCAAGGGGCCGATCTACATCTGGGAGCGTGGTTCTTTAGAAAACCCAACGACAGCCTTTGGAACCCGTGCGGTTCTGTTGTCATCTCTGGTCGGCGCCAACGAGGTTCCTGTCAGAGCCGGTCAGGTCTTGGTGTCTCAGAATGACAAGCACCTCTTGGCTTTTGGTGCAGTGCCGTATACAAGTTCGAATGTGGCTGACTTTGACCCCCTTCTGATTCGTTGGGCAGATCAAGACAACCCGATTGAGTGGGAGCCAACACCGACAAATTCGGCTGGGTTTATACGAGTCTCCCGTGGAGATGCCATTGTTCGTGCTTTGGCAACCCGGCAAGAGATTCTTGTATATACAAATACCAGCCTAAACAGTCTTCAGTTCACCGGCACGACGGATGTTTTCTCTCTCCAAGAACTTACGGACAACATCTCCGTGATGAGTCCTCGTTGCTTTGCAATCGCCAACAACGTGGTGTTCTGGATGGGGTATGACAAGTTCTACTTCTACAGTGGTCGGGTGGATACCCTTCCAACAACCTTGTGGACACATGTGTTCCGCAACTTCAACTATGACCGTGCCGATAACGTCGTAGCCGGTACAAACGAAGGTTACAACGAGGTCTGGTGGATCTACCCCAGCGCCCAGTCAAATGACAACGACTCCTACGTTATCTACAACTACCTTGAGAAGATTTGGTACTACGGCACGATTGAGCGCACGGCATGGCTTGACAGCGGTCTGAGGGATCATCCCCAAGCGGTTGGGACGGATGGCTATGTTTACGATCAAGAGGTTGGTGTAAACGACGGGGACGCACCCATGGAGTCTTACATCCTGTCCTCAGACTTTGATATTGGGGACGGTGAGCAGTTCATGATGACCCGCCGAATCATCCCTGATGTCAAGTTCCAAGGCTCTACTGCCGCCAATCCAGAGGTTGCCATCACTCTTGTTCCTCGTAGATTCCCCGGTTCTACACCGCAGTCGGAACCCAATCTCAGAGTTATCGAGACGAGCGCAGACATTTATACAAATGAAGTCTTCATCCGTGCCCGTGGGCGGTCTATGTCTTTCAAGATCAGTTCGGAGGACTTGGGAGTCCAGTGGCAGTTGGGAGTTCCAAGACTTGATGCCCGTACAGACGGCAAGCGATGACGATAGACAAGAGATTCGTAGCCCCTGCGCTACCCTTACCTCCAGACGAGTACAACCGTCAGCAGTTTGACGAACAGGCTCGGGCGCTACGTCTCTATTTAAATCTTCTAGACAACTATTTTGCCAACACCGTCCTAGATGCGTTTAACGGTGCCTTGGGTGGCAACGGCATCACTTTCCCCCATATTGCGGCTTCTGACTCGACCGATCAGATTGCCACTGGGAACAATACCGCCACAGGGGTTACGTTTAACACTTTAGAATCTGGGTTTGGCTGGACGCTAAACTCTCCCGGCTCTGCCACGGCGGCGGTGGCTGGGGTATATACGATCAGATACAGCCTTCAGTTCATCAATACGGCTAACGCCATCCACTACGCCACGGTCTGGCTCAAGGTCAACAACGTAGATGTAGCCAACTCGGCCTCAATCTTTACTATTCCGGCTCGTAAAAGTGCGAGTCCGGGGGAGGAGGGCTATGTTCTTGGGTACTCCGAGGCCACCTTTAGTGTTGCTGTGGGAGATGAGATCGAACTCTACTGGGCCACAGATGTTGCTGGGAATCCCACGACCCCGACGGATGGTGTTTACATATTCCACGACGCAGCCCAAGTCTCCCCCTTCGCCAGACCTGCCATACCCTCTGCAATTGGCTCAATTTCGTGGGTTTCGGCTATTCCACCGGCTTGACAAATAAGAGATAATCAGACCATGAACGGCTCCTCCCAAATGCCTCAGTACACTTTTGACCCCGTGACCCAACGGTACACGTTAAAAACTCCTGCCGAACAGGCTCGGGAGCAACAACGTGGTCGATCTGGGCTGGGTGGTCTTTATGACGCTGGTGGGGCTAGTCCTATGGCAAATACCCCAACTGCTCCTTTTAGTATGTCCCCGGAAACCGCAGTGGGTATGCAGAACTTTGGTATGACTATGCAAGGCATACCCTCAATCGCAGCACAAGTAGCAGGAGCTGTTGCAACAGGTATTCCTAGCGCTTTTGGATATGGAACCGTGTCTCCTGTGGCAAATCCCTCTATGTCTGTCACATCTATTGCGCCTACTCCCGGTTTTGCTACTCCAGCGGAAAGTCTCGCTACCATGAACGCCCAAATGGCAGCGCAACAACAAGCCGAAGCCGAACAAGCCGAAGTTGATTCTGCCATGGCTATGGCCCCCGGTATTGCTGAAGCCGTTGCTGATACTACTACTGCCGCTGATGCTGGTGCTGCCGCCGCTGCCGCCGCTGATACTGGAGGGGGTGGGGATAATACTGGAAGCGATGGAATGGGTGGGTTTAGTTCCGCTGGTGGCGAGGGTCCGGGCGGAGAGGGAAATGCCGCTGGTACTGCTGGGGTTGGTGACGGAGAACGAGAGGGTGGCATGATCTATCAGAAAAGATACGCTGAAGGTGGACTAGCCTCTGCCGCACAACACGTTCAAAGTCAAGGTCGTGGCGAAGACAAAGTGCTCGTTCACATGACACCGGGCGAGGTGCGTGGACTCCAGGCTATTGCTATGCAGCATGGTGGTTCTCTTACGATTAATCCGAAAACTGGTCTCGTTGAAGCTAACTTCCTCAAGTCAATCCTTCCCGTGGTGGCTGGTGCGGCCCTTGCGCCGTTTACTGGCGGTGCATCCATGGCGGCTTTGTTGGTTGGTGGTGGCACAGCGCTGATGACAGGTAGCCTTGAGAAAGGTCTGATGGCTGGTCTCGGCGCGTTTGGTGGTGCAAGTTTGGCGGGTTCGTTAAGTGCGGCTGGTGCTGCGGCTACTGCTCCTACTGTTACAGGCACTACGGCAGGTCTTGGTGCTCAAGGCGCAGCTGGCGCTCAAGCCGCATTAACTAGTGGCGGTGCAAGTGCTGTTCCTGGGGCGGTCCAAACAGGTGGGGCTAAATTTTTACAAGCGGCTGGCACGCAGATGGCTCCTCAAGGTGCGGCTACATTAGTCCCAGGCACAGCTCAAGCTGGGCTTCAAGCAGCGGCGTCTGGTGCTACTGCACCCATTACATATGGAAATATGGGCACTGGGTTTTCTCAAATTGTTCAAGGAAGTCCATCAGCTAGAAATGTCTTTATGCAAGACATTGGTGGAGTTAAAGGACTTGCTACAAAAGTAGCAGGTCCAGTATTGGCAGGGTCTGCATTCTCTGCTGAAGAGCCTGATACGGGTGGTGGGAAGCCACAAGAATACATCCGACCCTACGGGTTTGATTTTAATCGTGCCGATGTTGATCCTGAATTTAGATACCGCACAGGTGAAAAGGGCGAATCCACTGCCGAGCAGCGTTATTTAACTCCGACCTTTACCCCCATGGGTGTGTTTAAGGCTGGCACGGAGCCGGGACCAAGTTTCTACGGCACACCCACACAAGAGCAACTAGCGTTGTATTCAAAGCCAAAAGACAGCACCCTCGGACTTGCCGCTGGCGGCATAGCTGGACTCGGTAAAGGTGGTCTTAAAGACGGTGCCTTTATTGTTCCGGCTGATGTGGTGGCGCATCTTGGCAACGGTAGCAACGATGCTGGTCAAAAACTCTTGGCTCGTGGGCTCGGTGCTCGTCCGATCAAGGGCAAAGGTGATGGTATGAGTGACTCCATCCCGACCTCGATTGAAGGCAAACAACCTGCGCGGGTGGCTGATGGCGAGGCTTACATTCCTCCCGAAGTGGTCAAAAAGGTTGGGTCCAAGCGTCTGTATGACATGATGGCTAAGATTCGTAAGGCACGCACCAATACAACCA